ATCCCTGGCGTTAATACTGCTGCCAGGCAGGGTTCGGCCGCTTGATGGTTTGCGGCCTACACAGACAGCAGGCAGGGTGCGGAGTTCTCATTTGGGCTTGCCGGGCATTTCAAACTTGCGTTTAAAAATTGCCCCGACGTTGCCCACCACACCCTTAACAACAAAATCGTTGTTCTTCCTCATTTCTTCGAGGGTCGGCCCGTCCTTCATGCCGGCTCTTACGCCTTGTTCCATCTCTGAAATAGGCATGGCTGCACCCACTGTTTCAATACTTAAGTCGTACAGCTGATTCTGCGTGTACCCTGAAGTATCGAACGTTCGTAAGTGCTTTCGAAGTTGGGTGTGCATTAACTGTAACAATTCCGCACTTCTTGGCTTGAAAGCAAATTCCATGCGGAGGAAATGTACAAGTTCCTCATCCACCCACTTCTTATTGTTGGCACGTAATGCCCGTTTGGTGTTACGGGGCACTATGTCACCAACAGCCTCCACAACCGGCCCCAACTTGAGTATGGGCTTGTTGCTCTGTTCCACCGGGCCGGATTTCACGGTCTCAGCGAAGGACACCCCCTTGTGCCGGGGGAGCTCACGCGCCTTGGCAAGGGGCATGGCTGGCTTCTCTGGTGCTTGATGGTTGACCAGATGTTCCGGTTTGGGTTCTTTAACCGGACATGACGGGATTGTTCCAATCTTTGCCAAAGTTGTAACACCTGTAGCAATAGATGGAACGTGCTTCGGCTTTCCACCCTGACTTTTGGATGATAGTGGCCTCGGCACCGCGGCTGATGGCGCGGCTGTTGCACTCTGGGCAGGTCTTCCGTTCGGCCCACTGTGCCTCCTGTCGGCGCTCTTTGTGAAAAGCGGCGAGGATGGTATGTGCGGGGCTGACATGGTTCGACCACCCATTGAAGTGGTCTTCCCCCTTGCCCCACTGTTTGTGGCAGCGGCGCACTTGGCGGTTGAACTCTTTTTGTTCAGCGCTCGCTGAAGTTCTTCCACCATCTGCTGTAGCTTGTGCACACGCTCGCTCAAGTCCAAATGTGTTGCATTGGACAGGTCGCGGCTCGACCAGCGGTGCTTCGTGCTCAACAACGGTTGCTGACTCCGTTGCCTCGAAGCGTTTCCCGAGGGTTTGTTACCGGGTTTCCCCGCAGGGGACCTTCGCCCCTGCCCGCCGCGTGCGGGTGCGCGTCTTCCGTGTTGTTGGCCAGGTTTAACCACTCGCCTTCCTCCTTCCGGGGCGAGCCGCTGGGCAGCATCACGGGGGTCAGCTGTAACAGACAACTGTACTGACATATTGGGGTAAGTTCCTTAAC